GGTGCTTGGTCCTTACGATCCACGCAAAGTCAAGGGTGAACTGATCTGCCCTGAACGGTTTGGCAAGAAAGAGATCACCAACTTGAAGCAGCTGCTCGGGTCGTACGGCGCAGCAGGTCAGTTGCAGCAAGATCCTGTTCCTAGTCAAGGCGGTATTCTCAAGACCGATTGCTTTAACATGTGGCCTGCAACCTCAGGTCTGCCGCCATTCGAATACATCTTGCAGTCGTATGACTGTGCCTTTACCGAGAAAACCACCGGAGACCCTACGGCATGCACGGTCTGGGCCATATTTACTCACAAAGGTGAACGCAATGCCATGCTGATCGATGCATGGGATGAGCACTTGAGCTACCCTGACTTGCGTGCAAAAGCCATCAAAGATTGGACAACCGAATACGGCGGCATGACCAAAGACTCACCTCACTCGCGTGCCAGACGGCCTGACCGAATCCTTGTCGAGGCCAAAGCCAGCGGCCAGTCCTTGCTACAAGACTTACGATTAGCTAAAGTGCCTGCTGTGGGCTATAATCCAGGATTAGCGGATAAAGTATCGCGTGCGCACCAAGCGGCTCCGACCTTGGAGCTAGGTTTGTTGTGGATACCTGAATCAGGCAAGAACCCTGGCCAACACGTTAGTTGGGCAGCAGCATTCATAAAACAACTGGGTAAATTCCCAGTAGCGGAGCATGATGACTATGTTGACACGTTTACGCAGGCTATTATCTATCTCAAGAATGATGGATGGTTTGAACTCCCTCAAGCAAAAGATATTGACGAGCCTCGCATCACTCAAAAACCGAGGATAAATCCATATGCAGCCTAAAAAACCAGTCTGGGAAAAAGCACGCCCTAAAAGTCTTGGCGAGAGCAAGCCTCTCTCATCTAAAGCCAAATCGTCTGCTAAAGCAATGGCTAAAGAAGCAGGCCGTCCTTATCCAAATCTCGTAGACAACATGCGAGCAGCGAGGAAGAAATGACAAAACCTGTTGACAAAGATAGTCTGCCTTTGAACCAACCTAGGCGCACTCCAAGCCACCCGACCAAGTCGCACATTGTGAAGACTAAGGTAGATGGCAAGGAGAAGATTATCCGTTTTGGTCAACAAGGTGCAAGTACTGCAGGCAAACCTAAAGAAGGTGAGTCTGACCGCATGAAGGCAAAGCGTGCATCATTTAAGGCACGGCATTCAGCCAATATTGCTAAAGGACCAGCTAGTGCTGCGTACTGGGCTAACAAAGTCAAATGGGCTGATGGCGGTTCTGTTGAGGTCAAAGAAAAAGAAGGTGTCTTGAAGTCTTTAAAGAAGATGCTTTCATTAGATTCACCAAAAGATATGACCACAGGTGAGACTGCCGCTGACCTTGCCGCAGGCTTTATTCCGGGCGTAGGCACAGCACTAAGCGCTAGAGACTTTGAACGTGCTAGGCGTGAAGACGACAAGCTCGGCATGGCATTGTCAAGCCTAGGGATGATACCTATAGTTGGAGGTATGACTCGAGTAGTTAGTCGTACCGCCAAAGGTGCAGACGAATTAGCCGACGTAATCAAAGAACAAAAGATGCTGCAAGGTTTTTATCGTGGCTACACAGGCGACTACGATGCAGTCAAAGCAGGAACTGATGCTGGCATGGTATTTGTTACGCCTCAACGTAAAGTTGGCGAATATTACGGCTCAAAGCGTGCAGTTCAAACAGGCAAAGAACCTCATTTGGAAATGATACTTGCAGATCCATTTTCTGGATATGGTTATGGGCATTCCACTTTGGGAACAGGCAAGAACCCGCCGATGATAACCAAAGCAAGACAGCTAGAACCAAAAGACATTAAAGGTCGCACTAAACTTTATGCAGAAGGTGGCAGCGTGTCAGCCTACGATCCTTTTCAAGTGGATGAGATTATGAACAGCATTGACGCACCGCGCGGTTATGCTGAAGGCGGTGAAGTAATTGCACCTGATATTGAGTTTAGCGAAAACCCAGATGCATTGCGTCTTTACAAACACGCAATGAAACAGATGGCACCTAACAGAGAAGACTCTGTTTCTAATTTAGGCTTAGGCCTTGGTACTCGTACTGCAGGCGGTAACTTTAGTGCAGGCCTTGACATGAACCGCATGACTCAAGGCCAACAAGACCAGTTGATGAAGTCTCTTGCAGCAAACTACAACGTCAATCTTGGCGATGTAAATGTTAACGCAATGGTGCAAAAGCCTCTTGACGCAAAAGATGTTTTTGTCGGCATGCTCAATGGTTCAATTCCATTAGCTGAAGGTCGTGCAATGCTTGGCATACAAGGAGTGAAAACTCCTCAAGGCAGTGACGTGCTAGGTTACAACGCAGGATGGTCTGGCAAAGTAGGACCTGGTCAGTTGAACGCCAACATAAACGTTCCTAAGCAAGGTAAGCCATCAGGCCAAGTGCAGTATCAAATTCCTTTTGCAGAAGGCGGCAGCGTGTCTGCCTATGATCCTGACCAGATCGATGCAATAGCTAATCAATTTATGTGAGGTAACGAATGGCAACTAAAAGACTACAAGACGATTTGCCTGAAGGCGAGAGCGTTGAACTCGAGGATGTTGACAACGAAGTTGAAGACACAGAGGACGGCGGCGCAATTCTTCGTGAAACAAACAGCGAAGACCATGCAACTAAGTTAGCTCACTTTGCCAACATTGTTGACGAGGTCGATCAAGATATGCTGAAAACAGCTATCAGCGACTTGCTCGAAAAGATTGGCAATGACAAAGAAGCCCGTGAGAAACGTGACAAACAGTATGAAGAAGGTCTGCGTCGTACAGGTTTAGGCGATGATGCGCCAGGCGGTGCTCAGTTTACAGGTGCAAACAAGGTTGTGCATCCAATGCTGGTTGAAGCCTGTGTAGATTTCTCTGCACGCTTCATGAAAGAAGTGTTCCCACCTAACGGCCCTGTCAAGAGCAAGATCTACGGTGAGCGTGACAAGAACAAAATCCAGAAAGCAACTCGTAAAGCCGAGTTCATGAATTGGCAAACGACTGAGCAGATGGTCGAATTCCGTGGTGAACTAGAACAGCTCAGCACACAGTTGCCGCTTGGCGGTGGCCAATACATGAAGTTCATGTGGAACCCGCTGCATCGCCGCCCTAACTCAGAGTTCATTGCAATCGATGACATTTATTTGCCATTTGCAGCAACAAACTTCTATACAGCTGAGCGCAAGACCCACGTTCAATACATCACCAAGTTCGAGTATCAGCGCCGAGTCAAATCTGGCATGTACATCGATGTTGACTTGGGCGTGCCTGATGATCCAGAGTTTAGCAAGTCAACCCAAGCCAATGACAAGATCGAAGGCCGTAAAGACCTGAGCTACAACGAAGATGGTCTTCGTACTATCTACGAAGTCTACACTTACCTTGACTTTGGTGATGGCCCTGAGCCATACATCCTAAGCATTGACAAGTCAACTGACCTAGGCTTGGGTTTGTACCGTAACTGGGAACCTGATGATGAGCGTCAACTTGAGCTTGATTGGATCGTAGAGTTTCCATTTGTGCCATGGCGTGGTGCTTACCCAATCGGTTTGACACATATGATTGGCGGTTTGAGCGGTGCAGCTACAGGCGCTTTGCGTGCTTTGCTAGATTCTGCTCACATTCAGAACGTGCCTACGCTACTGAAGCTTAAAGGCGGTCCTGGCGGTCAGACCCTGAACGTACAGCCTACTGAAGTTGTTGAAATGGAAGGCGGCGCACTAATCGATGATGTGCGCAAGCTAGCCATGCCGCTGCCATTCAACGGCCCAAGCCCTACGTTGTTCCAGCTTTTAGGCTTCTTGGTCGATGCAGGCAAAGGCGTTGTGCAAACTTCGTTTGAAAAGCTGTCTGATCAGAACCCGAATCAACCGGTTGGTACGACCATGGCTCTTATTGAGCAAGGCATGGTGGTATTCAGCTCAATTCACAGCCGTTTGCACAGCTCAATGGCTCGTTGCTTCAAGATTTTGCACCGCATCAACAGTGCTTACTTGACAGTCGAGGATCTTGAAGCGCAATCGCAAGGTTTGGAGATTGATCCTTCGGACTTTGACGGCCCGATGGACATTGTTCCTGTCAGCGACCCTGCAATTTTTAGTGAAACTCAACGTTTTGCGCAAACTCAAGCCATCATGCAGCGTGCACAAGCAATGCCGCAGATGTACGATGCGCGTAAAGTCGAGGAGATGTTCCTTCGCAACATGAAAGTGCCTGCAAATGAAGTTTTGCAGCCTTTGCCTGGCAGCGAAGACATGGATCCTGTGTCAGAGAACGTTGCTGCTGCAATGAGCAGACCGATTTACGTGCTTCCGTCGCAAGATCACATGGCGCATTTGATGACGCACATTCCATTTCTCAAGTCACCTCTGTTTGGTTCAAACCCTGCAATTGCCAAGACGTATTTGTACCCGATGGCTACGCACTTGCGTGACCATTTGCTCAACTACTACTTGGTTGAAGCGCACAATGCAGTTGACAAGGCACAAGCAGAGGAACTGATTCTTGAAGAAGCAGAAGACCAGGTCAAAATCATTTTGGAAGTGCAAAAGTTTATCGAGCAACAGCTCGGCAGCTTTGCCCAAGAGTTGGCACAGCTTGATCAAGCAGCACAACAATTCAAGCCTCAACCTCCAATGCCGCCTGATAAGACTATGGAAGTTGCTCAGCTCAATGCACAAGTGCAAGGTCAAGCAATGCAGCAACGCATGCAAGTTGATCAAGCTAAGTTGCAAATCGAGCAACAGAAAATGCAGTCGCAGCAACAACTTGAAGCGGCTAAGCTGCAAACGCAGCAGCAACAAGCGTCTGAGCGTTTGCAAGCAGAGCAGATCAAGCAACAAGCTGAAGACATGCGTGTTGCAGCTGAACTAGAAACCCGTGAGCGTATCAACACGGCTGACAATGACACGGCAAAACTTCTTGCTGCTGCCGAAATGGCAACAGGCGAGAAAGTTGCAGTGAGTACCGGCAGCGGAATTAACCCAAATCCTTAAGGAGAAAATCATGAGCGACACACCTAACAACAAACAAGTACCGATGGACAATGCTTTTGTAAAGCAGCACAAGCGTATGGCAGCAGGTCAAAAAGTAGATGGCCAAAAGCTACCTGCTGCGCCTGCAACGCCTAAGACTCCTGCATGAATATAGAGTTACAACTTCTGAATCGCTTGAAAGTAGAGCAGCAATCATTTGCTGTCGATGCTTTGAGGCGACCACAGACTCGCGATACTTTCGAGTACGGGTATCGCGTGGGAATGGTTGCTGGTTATGAGGCAGCAATCAACGTACTATTGACCCTTCTAGACG